GATTAATAAGGAACGAAATGTTTAAAACTGCAAACGAATTCTCTCTTCATATAGAGCAGATGGTTCGTGATAGCAAAATGACATATATGGATGCTGTTCTTGAATATTGTAAAGAAAACTATCTAGAGCCAGAAGATGTATCGAAGTTGATTAACAAATCACTTAAAGATAAAATTGAAATGAATTTCCGTGATTTAAACTACTTACCAAAGCAAGCACAACTGGATGTGTAATGGATGGATTTAAGGCATATCGTTATTACCTAGCGATTAAACTTCACTTCACCACAGACAGATTCAATGTTTTTGAGAACAGAGGTAATGTCCGTGGCACTCGTGAAGCATTTAATGCTCGCAACGACAGATACATATTTGAGAAGTTAGCAAGCAAACGACCAGATGATAAAGAAATCATTCAGTTCTTTGTGTCAAACTTTGCGTATGGTAACGACCAAGCAATTTATGCTGGACAAGAAGCAGATGACAATTATCTTCAATGGCAGAAACGAAAACAGTCTATGACTAAGATTTTCGTAGATGACTTGGCGACTCTATTAACTTATGCTGAAGTGAACAAACTAAAACCTACTGCAATCTTTCAATTTACAGAAAACGAATACCCTGTAGCATTAAATTTATTTGTTGGAGGTAAAATTGCAATAGAAACTTTAAATATCATAAATGATTTAACTGGAATACTTGATGAATGGTCAACTCACGCTTCTGTAAAATACATATGGGAAGCAGAGTTGCGAAAAATTAAAAAGTTGACTGGATTCGTTAAATACGATAAAATTAAGATTAATAAAATCTTCAGTCATTTTAAGGAAGAACTTGCAGAGTAATAATATGGGTCGCACATATAATAAGTCATTAAGAAGTTTTGATGACACAGAATTTGGTAATCGTTTAGGGAAACCTGCCAAACATTCAAACGGTAAAAAAACTGGTGGAATGAAAACGCTAAATAGTTATGTTGAAGAAGATTATGATGATTTAACATTCGATCAGGATGATGAATTTGAACTAGATGAAACAACAGATACTAAAAATACTTAACATACATTTTAATACAAAGGAAATACGATGGATATTCAATCATTACGCAAAATGCGCAACTCAGACTTTGGTGCTATCTCTTCAGCATTCGAAAAAGTCGCAAATCCCCAATCAGAACAGAAATCTTTTACCGATGATCGCTTTTGGCGATTGGAAGGTGACAAAGCAGGTAATGGCACAGCCACTATCCGTTTCTTGCCACGTGTAGAAGGTGATGAACTCCCATGGGTTCGAATCTTTTCTCATGGCTTCCAAGGTCCAACTGGTAAGTGGTATATCGAGAACTCACTGACAACTCTTGGTGAGAATGATCCAGTAGGTGAGTTAAATACTCAACTTTGGAACTCTGGTTCTGAAGCAAACAAAGAGATTGCTCGCAAACAAAAGCGTCGTCTTTCATTCACTGCTAACATTCTGATTGTATCAGATCCTAAGCATCCTGAGAATGAAGGTAAAGTATTCTTGTGGAAATTCGGTAAGAAGATTTTCGATAAGATTATGGACAAGGCTCGTCCAACTTTTGAAGATGAAAAACCAGTCAATGTGTTTGACTTCTGGGAAGGTGCAAACTTCAAACTCCGTATGCGTAAGAAAGATGGTTACGCAAACTATGATGAGTCTGCATTCATGGAGCCAGCACCAGTTGGTTCTGATGACGACATCGTTAAGTATGCTTCTGCTCAGCACAAGTTGTCTGAGTTTACAGATCGTAAGAACTTCAAGTCTTATGATGAGTTGAAGAAGAAACTCAATGAGGTTTTATCTGGTGATTCTTTTGCTAGCAAGTCTGCTGCACAGATCGCTGAAGATGAAGATCGTCCAGTAGCACAAGCACCAAAAATTGCTTCTAAACCTGCGCCAAGTCCAAAGGCATTGGAAGAAGACGATGATGATGTAATGTCTTACTTTGAGAAGATTGCTAAAGAAGATTAATTCTTTAGAGTAGAAATAAGAAAGGGATCGTAAAGATCCCTTTTTTTATGCGTATCTAGTTTGTATGTATCTAGATTGAGACGATTCTTGGTTTCGAATCGGAGACTTGATAACCTGAGTAGTATTAGAATTATTAGTCACTGGAGCATTGACCACATTAGTCTTATTACCACCACCTCCACCAGTAATAGCACTGGCATCAGCATTTGCTCTAGAGCCACCTTCAACTGCACCAGCTGGACGCAATGCCAACCCCATGGCTGCAATTTTCTCAATAGGTAGTGCAGCAATTGCTTTAACTTTCTCAGTATCAACTTGAGAGAACATACCTAAACCACGAGCAATATTAACAACTCCAGTACCTGCTTGGTTAATTAAGTCACCTTTTTCACCAAGCATAAGCAACTGTTCAACTGGAGTCTTTTGTCCAGTTACTGCAGATAAGAAACCAGTAACAAGATTAGAAACACCAGCAACTGCTGTTCCTACTCCTAGTGCAGCCATACCAACACCAATTGATGCTAAACCTGCACCGACTAAAAGAAGATTGGAGCCATCAAGTTTACCAATTTTCTCAAGACCATCAGACATTTCGGCAAAACCTTTACCGACTGCCTGCATTGCTTCACCAATAATGTACAGTGCAGCACCCATCGCACCTAAAGCAAGTGCACCAGTAAAGATCAATGGTGCAGCAGTGCCAGCGATAGCACCGATAACTCCAAGACCAGCAACTGCAGCCATACCTTTGGCGATTGTTTCCCAGTCTAATTCAGCGAATGTTCCAAGTGCAGCACCAATGCCCCATGTTGCCAAAGCAAGAACACCCAGTGCTGCAGCACCAGCAATAATGTTACCCTTAACTTTATCTAACGCAAGTGCAGCAATAACTAATCCACCAAGAGCAACCATACCCTTACCGATAGATTCCCATTCAATTTTACCAAAGTTTTCGAATGCTTTAGAAGCAACCCAAAGAGCACCAGCAATAGCAATTAAACCAACACCAAAATTCTTCATTCCTTGCAATGCTTTACCAAAACTACCACCTCCACCACCAGAGTCACCACCTTTATCTTCTGCTGGTTTTACTTTTTGGTCTGGAGATGCACCACGAGTATTCTGTTCAATTTTAATAAAGAGATCTTCTTGCTTTTGAGCATGTTTTTCTGCTTCAAGTGCACGTTCTTCAGAAATACCATCATCAGCGTGTGCTTGAGTAGGAGATTCTGCTTTAATAATTGATTGTTTTAAATCTGGAGATTCACGTTTAACAAGTCCAGCTTTTAGATCGCTCTTGGCATATTCATTGGACAATTCGTCACGTTTGCTTAGAAGTCGTTTACCTTCTTTAGTCTTTGCGATATCTGCCTCAGACATCCCAGTATCTTTCTTAAGTTGGGATAACTCTGATTCGTTTCGCTTAATTTCTTTTGCTGTTTTATTTGCAGATTCAAATTTACCTGCAAGAGTTTCACGATTATCTTCAGAGCCAAGTTTACGTTGAGTCTGAATAAACTTCTCTTTAGCGATAGACTTATTGAAGATACCACCAACATTGAATGCTTTCAGAGCAGTTACTTTAAGAGCAGACATGGAACCAAAGTTATCCTTTAGTTTCTTTCCCATATCTTTAAATTTATCACCTAATGTATCAAAAGTTTGCATACCTTTTGCGATATTGGCGATTGCTTTGGCTTCTTCCTTACGAAGTTGTAGATTCTCTTTTAGAGCATCGTTGGCTTCTTTAATCTTTCTCTTTTCTTCTTCTTTCAGTTTTATTGCTTCTTGTTTCGCTTCAGTAAACTGTTTATCTTGTAGTTGAGCAATTAATGCTTCTTTGATATCTTTCATCATGGCAGATTGAGCAATCTGTTCTGCCAATTGTTGCTGATTTGCGCCAGCCTGAGCCATAGATGATTCTAATTGTTTGATGGCAGTTTCATTAGCCTTTGCCTGTTCTGAGAGCAACTTTGAAAAGGCTGCACTGTCCCATGCATTAACATTAGTTGTTGTACTAACATTAACTACTGGTGGTTTAGGCTGATTTTTACTGTTTCTTTTTGCCATCTGTTACATCCTCTTTTTGGATTCTATTCTTTTCTTTTCTTCTTCAAGATACTGAATTAGCATAAAGAC